GAACGCCAAGTAAGCAGCAGAGCGATATCAATACGAGCTTTCTCTCCTTCCGAGAAAGACTCGTAGGAAAAGATATCCCTGAACCTTGACTTGATCGTTTCCTCAAAATTCTCATTCAATGCGAAGTTGATGTAGAAGTCCATGTTCTGAAGATACTGATTGATGAGTTTATTCATCACTGGCAAATACCTTTTAATGATTCTGGTTTTGATACCATTATCTTTAAGTAGTTGTCCAGCTGCAAGTAAAGTGTTTCGTTCTTTCTTGACAACAGCAATCTGTTTTTTCAGATCATCATGTTCTTTCTCCAAGTATTTTAACTTCTCATACTCTTCAGACTTATCATCCTTGCAATTTTGTAATGTTTCTACATCCAGAAAAAGTTGCTTGACATTCTTATGGATACGATTAACAGTAGCATTATGCCCAGCAATCTGCTGTTGGATACCATTCACCTCTTGATTTTTTGCAGTGTGCTGCTGGTCTCTTGCCTGTTCGTCTTCAATGTTAGAATGAATTTCTTCAATTGCCGAGACAAGTTCTTTATACTTTGAAGTAATCTCACTAGTCTTTTGTTCTTTCAACTCCTGTGTGATTGATTGACTACACGTAGGACATGTATCGTTGTGAGCAAAAAACTCATGTTGTTTCTTATAAGTAGAAAACTTGTTTGTTAGTTTTCCTTTCAAGTTATTTAAAGTGATCAATTTTTTATTTGCTGCTGAAAGACTTTTCATATCTTCACAAAGTCTTTTAGATTCTTCACATAGTGTGGATATAGATTGCTGACAGGTTTCTTCTTCTACCAACAATTCTTCAATACGTGATTGTTTCTCTTTGATATTTGCTTCGTCACGAGTAGACAATTGTTCAATCATCTGACGTTGCATAGAAATCTTTTGCTCCGCCATATCAACACTGTAGTCAGCGTCACGCATCTCTTCGTTAGAAGTTTTCATCTTGTCCTTCAGTGCTGTGTTCATCACAGAGAAGATCTGAATGTCCAAGATGTCTTCAATAATTTCTCTACGCTGTGCTAGAGGCAGTCGCATGAAAGGAACGAACGTGGAAGAACCTAACACAACAATTTGTGTGAAAGACTTATAGTTCATCTTCAGGATGTTCTGTTCCAGTTGCTTCTGGTAGTCAGAGACATTACTAGATTGATCTAGCATAGCTCCATTTTGCCAAATCTCAAACACACCTGGTTTGATACCACGCTTAACAAGAAATTTATTTGGTCCTATAGTAAATTCAATCTCAACCAGGCAATCTTTTTCGTTGACACTGTTGACCAGCATCGGTTTGTTGACCTTACGAAAAGGTTTGCCAAACAAAGAAAAGGTAAGAGCATCCAAGATGGTACTCTTACCAGCTCCGTTCGTACCAATAATAAGGTTAGTCTTACTAGCGGTCAGATCGACTTCAGTATATGTGTTGCCAGTAGAAAGAAAATTCTTCCAGCGAACTTTTTCAAACGTAATCATGTTAAGTCGTCAGGTGGTATAATGAAATCGTCTATAGTGATTATAGCATATCTTTGCTCTCGCTGCTCGCAAGCGAAAACAATTAGTTGTTTTTCAATCTGAATCATCTGCAAGTCCAGTTGAGATTCCGAACTGGATAGTTGTTCAGCATATCGTTCACAATCATCTCTATCATCAAAGATAGGAATGACATGATCTCCTGTGTCTTTATCGACAACAGAAAAAACTCCTTCTGGCATGTCTTTGAGAGTTAAGATGAAAGACATCAAACCATTTCGCAGCTCTCAATATATAGCGATCTCATAAGTTTCTTCAGGTCAGACTTCTCTACGGACATCTCTACCTCATCGATATACTCATTGAGTAGTGTCAATGTGTCTTTGACTTCCAGGTCTGGTTCCTCTACATTGTCTTCATCAACTAGAGTCTCTACAATTTTGATGTCATGAGCGCCAAAGTTATACAACTGGTCAATCATTTTTTCAAACTTGTAATAGTCACGCCTCTCTTCAACAATGACTTTAATAAAAGTATCCTTGAACTGGGTGTAGTCTAGAACCATGTCCTTATCTACATCGTTATAGTAGATCTTTTTAAAGATGTCATAAGGATTTTTTACCATACGCAGTTTATTAGATGCTGGTTCGTAAAGATGAAACCCTCTAGTGTCAGCGTAGTCATTCCAGAACATCTGGTAAGGATTACCAAGGTATGTAATGTTACCCTTGCTTGACTTGTGATGGAAATGTCCCGAATAGACCTGCTTAAAATTCTTATAGATCTTGGGATCCATGCCATGCTCCATCTTCATGCCTGGAGTCATTTCAAACCCATCAAGCTCAAGATGTCCCATGACTATTTCTGCATCTGTATTTTTGAGATGCTCCATTGTCGCTTCTTCGTTCTCCCTATTGATCCAAGGGACAAAACAAATTTTCGTACCCTCAATAGTAACAGTACAAGTCTCATCGTAGACACGAATATTATCATAGTCACCTAGCAACAGATCAGGAGAGTTGATAGCGTTTGTATTCTTGTAGTAGACACAGTGATTACCAAGAATAGTATGCACTGTGATACCCATATCGCTCAAGCGATCAAAGTAAGACGCACGGATTCTATTCCAGACATTGAAGTCAATGCCTTTACGGTTATCAAACGTATCACCAAGGTCAATGATCTCCGTGATACCTTTCTTCTCTAACGTAGGAAAGAAAACATCATCATAGAACTTACGAAAGTAATTCCAAAATACCAGAGAACCTTTACGACCATCTAAATGCTGATCTGTAATAAGTGCTACTGTCATCGGTTCATTCTCGTCTCAATGTTTTCTTTAATACTACCCATGTCAGAGTAAGAAGCATTCATACCAGCCATATCTCCATCATACGTGTCAGTATGCATGATCTCTTGGTGACCAGACTTCTCTAGGATCTTACTCTTGATCTCTAGTTGACGCTTCTCTTTTTGAATCCTACGAAGGAAAGCATAATAGATAATTTGAGTGAAGTAAGCAAACGGGTTAGAAGACTTCTCTGGATTAAAGTTGTCAATGTACTGCAGGCAGTTCTCAATGCCATCACAGATCATGTCCTCACGGAACATGTAGTTGACAAAATTAGGTTTGTATGATAGGTGTGTGGCGATCTTAAGGAAACACTCACCAACATAGTTAGGAACAATAGGTCTGCTTTCTCCAGCATCCTTTGCTCTATTCACACGGAACTTATAGGCAACAAGGGCTTCCAAAAACTCTTTGTTATTTACATAGTATTCCGTTTTTGGTTTTCTTACCATAATGTTCTGTTTGCTTTATACAGTATACTACAATTCTGTCATGGTGTCAAGTCAATAGTTTTCCACAGGGGCTTGACAAATACACCTAACACCTATAGAATAACTCTGTTAAGGGTTCAAGAGACATACTAGCTTTTATTAAAGAGATCTTCTAATTTACTTTTTTGATCTGTTACTGATCCTAGATACCCCATTTCTTTTGACATCTTATCTGTAGGTGTATCATCATCTTCTCTAGATAAGTGATTGGTATAGAATCCTTTTATCTTCTTATCCATTTCAGTAATGGTTACTACTTGTTCCATCTTTATAACGTATAGTTCTTCATAAGAAGACATTACCCAGTCACTTAATGAGAATCCTTCCACAAGCCTACCACTTTTCTTTTGAGTGGCACGAATAACCAACAAGGGTTTTTCCACAAGTAAACATTCTTCTTCAGTCAAGTAACATACTTTAGCAAGTAGTTCCTCATTTGATGTTAGTTTTAACGTTGCATAAAATTCTTCTTCCATTCTTTACCTTAAGTCTATGTTTATAGTTTCGTACTTAAAGTTCTCTTCTTGATATATTGCAATCCTTTCAATAAGATGTTTTAAAGTATAGTTATAGTTACGCCCAGAGATATCATCAGCGATATCATACAAGGTAGCAATATCTTTTCCATCTCCTTTACGTAGAACTCTACCAATAGATTGTAGATTTCTAACTCGGGATTTGGAGGGAGAAGCAAATACGATGTTATGTAATTTTTTAATATTGATGCCTGTGGAAAACGTACCGTAAGATGCGATAATGACAGCGTTAGATTCGCATTCTGTGATTGCTCTTACTTGTTCCCTATCCTCGGTATCAGTGCCACCATGGACGAAGAATACTTTTCTGTCGTCACTGATGTAATTATTTATTAACTCATACAAAGGTTCGCCATGCTTTTCCACATAGTTAAACAACACTAGTGTGTTGCCTTCAATGTCGTTAACAATATTTTTAATTAAGTTGTTTCGCTTTTCATGTGTTACAATGTACTCCATTTCCTCATGAAAGTCAGCGAAGTATTTGTAGTCATGTTTACAGACTAGGATTTTAATTCTTAAGTTAGAAAGGAACCCTTTCTTAATAAGAGAATCCGTCTTCGTAACCTGTTCACATGCACCAAACAATCCTTCCAAGACCCACTTATGAGTCTTGCTACCGTCAAGTGTACCCGTGAACCCGAAGCGATACTTCGCGTTGTGGAGCTTGGTGAGGATACCTGTGAGGGACTTCGCCTTAAATAGGTGTGCTTCATCTCCGATAACACAATCAATGTCATCAAAGTATCTTTTCGGAAACTTGTAGATTGACTGCCATGTTGAGATGACAACTGGTTTGTCAGTATTCTTATCTTTGCCTGAATATATGGTGTGACAGAACTCATCTGCATTCCATCCATAGTCTTTGAAATCCTTTATCATTTGTTCTACCAATGATGTCGTAGGAACGATCAGTAGAATCTTTTTTTCTGACGCTACGTAGTAGCGAACGATAGAATAAATCATAAGGGATTTGCCAGATCCTGTTGGAGACAGGAACAAACCCCTGTTATT